GTTTGAGTGTTGTGGCGGTCAAAGTTCACAAAGGTGATTTTCGCATCTTTCACGCGCAACCACCCCGCTTCGACGAGGCTTTCCGCGAAGCACTCATTGCCCGCCATTTTGTTCAAATGTGAAAAAGCCGCGATTGTTGTAACGCCGTCAGCGTTACAATTCCGTGACGCCCAACCCCACACTTGGATCAACGCCCCGACCACCGCATTTGGTGCCATCTTCGTCGCCTCGGCGATCTGTAAAACCTCGGGTTTTTCGGGTAAGTGCAGCTCTACTTTAATCCATTCTCCGGCCATATTATTTCAACGCCTCCATTGGTTGCGACCAGAGGCTCGGGGTGACGCCGTTGAGTCTCTGATTCATAAGCTGCACATATTCGGGGTTCAGTTCGCACAGGATCGCTTTACGGCCTTCCTCCATCGCCACTTGGCCCGTGGTTCCGCTGCCGCCGAATGGGTCAAGCACGGTGCCGCCTGTGGGGCATCCTGCGAGGATGCAAGGGCGGACTAGGTCGGTCGGGAAGGTGGCGAAGTGCGCGCCACGATATGACTTGGTTGGAATACTCCAAACGCTGCGTTTGTTTTTCTTATCTCTAATTGGCAGCTCAGATAAGGACTTCCCGCCAAGATGCCCACCCGTTCCGCAGTGTTTTTTATTCTCTGTCTGGTTCCCCCATCGCTCCCATTTTGCATCTTCCTCAATGCTTGGGGCGTCGTAAAAATACCGCGCCGACTTCGACAGCAGGAAAATGTATTCATGCGCCTTGGTGCATCGGTCGGTCACGCTCTCTGGCATCGGGTTCGGCTTGTGCCAGATGATGTCCTGCCGCAGATACCAGCCGTCCGATTGCAAGGCAAAAGCTACGCGCCAAGGGATGCCTATCAGTTGCTTCATGGTCAGCCCGATTGAATTCATCGCCCGGTTTCTGTTTCCCCTCCCGCTTTGAGGTATCCCGCTCATTGTCTTTTTGCTTATGCAGCTATTTTCACCAGCCGACCCGCCTTCCTTGTGCTGTGATGTTGCACCGACATACGAGTCGCCAAGATTAAGCCAAAGAGTCCCGTCATCTCGCAAGATTCGCTTTACCTCGCGGAATACCGCAACCAACTTGGCAACATAAGCATCCGGCGTTTCTTCAAGGCCGATCTGCCCCTCGTGTCCATAGTCGCGCAGGCCAAAGTAAGGCGGCGAGGTGACACAGCAGTTCACGGATCGGGCTGGGAGCGTCTTCATCATTTCGATGCAGTCGCCGTTTAGTATTTCCGCAGTCATTATTTCTTTCCCTTCATAGTGTTCTGATTCCGCTCGATGTATTTCCGCACCTTCTCCATGTCCGCCTCCGCCTCCGCCTGTTCCTCGAGGCCGTAGGTGTGCCGGTATTTCGGCAGCGGCTCCCCGCGCTGAATGCGCGGCCCGATCGGGCAGTCGTTCAAGCAAATAGAGAGGCGGAGGGAGAGGTCTTGGGTCATGGGTTAAAATCTTGAGTAAGGATCTTCCCTAAGAGACTTTTCTATTTCTGAGATTTTCCTCAGCTCCCCAAATATCGCTTTAAGATCAAACCCTTCCTTTTCAACAAGCCAAATAGCTTCTGTAATCAATGAAAGGACTTGCTTTTGAGATGTTTTGCCGCCATGACTCGCTTCAAGCCAAAAAGGAAAACGAAATGAATCTCTGGCAAGCGGCCCAAGCCCTTTTTCAACACGAAACTCCTTAGTCTCGTTATTCCAGTAAATACGGGCATCTTTTATATTCATTTTTATTAAATCCTGCGCGTATCCACGCCGCGCCCCGGAGGGTTGAATCAGAACGGGATGTCGTCCGTCTCTTTGGCGGGTTTGGCCTTCGGCGCGGGCGCCGAGGCTTTGGGTGACATCCAGCGCTCGAGGGTGTTGAAGCGATGGCCGGAGTCGGCACCCTCCTCCTCGCCAAGAACGACCGTGGCCGTCTTGCCGATGAAATCCTCGGGCTGAACATCGATGTCCTCCCCTGGGATCACGGCGAACCCGCAGGCTTCGCGCACTTGGTCAATCTTCCACCCCGCTTTTTCGGTGAAGGTCAGGTGCTCATGGACTTCCGGCCCCTTGGCACCCTCGCCGATCTCGACTCGGCAGATGAGTTTGATCATCGGGTTTCCGGCCTTGGATAGCTTCTCCATGGCGTTGACGATTTCGACTTTGTAGGTTCCCGGCTCCACGAAATAGACGGGTTTCGGTTCACTCTGTTTGTATGTAGGCATATTATTTTTTGGATTTGATTTGGCGCAGGGTTGTTATGGGTGACCCTGCCTTCACCGCGGATTCATCCACTTCCACCCCGGCTTCGAGGCAGAACTGGCGAAATTTGTCGGCGCCCATCTTCCCGCCCAAGGCGAGGATGAGCGTCTCTTTTGAAACATTGGCCGAGGCCCGAGCGATGGCATCGGCCTCCACGAACTGACGCCCCGCGCCGGTCGTGACCTTCCAGCCCGGAATGTCCTCACCAGCGGCGAGGCGTTCCTTCAGCGCATCGAGGACCGGCTCGGCGATCTGCTTTTCCGCCAGCTTCCAGTTCGCGGCGAAGGCGGATAGCTCGACCGGATTGGCGAGGATTTGGTCGCGGATGTCGGAGAGTGCGAGGTCGGACTTGACCAGCGCCAGCGCCTCGGAGGATTGACGCACCAAGGCCCGGCACCCGTTTTGATGAGCGCACCAGCCGCAATACTCATTCGGCGTCGGCTCCGCCAACCGGCTGCTGGCCTCGGCGATCGTGTTGCTGACGATGGCCTCCGCCTGGTCGCGGGTGAAATCGTAGGTGCGGCGGAGTCGCTGATCGACATAGATCACATGCGCCGTCCACGAGTCAGCGAAATGCTCGTGCATGCAGGCCAAACAATAGGCCGCAAGTTGCTCGCGGTAGTTCCGCACTTGGCCGGTCTTGATGTCGGACACCCACTGAGCCCGAACGCAAACCGCGTCGGCCGTTCCCGGCTTCGAAAGGCCAGGCACCTCCATGCCGAGATATTCCTCTCGGGTCTCGACATGGTAGCCGCCCGACAGGGTGCGAAGTTCATCCACGCCCCACCGAGCCACCGCCTGATCCTCGGCAGCGAGGCCGTCGTAGGTGGTCGGATCGTCAACCAAAAGCTCCCTGATGGCTTTGTCTAATAGAGTCCCACGCTCGGCTGCTGGGCTGGTGCCGGGTGCGCCCGTAAACAGGGCGCACTCGGCGAGCTTCGGCAGGGAACTCGGAGAGATTTCCTTGGCGATCATTCCCCGCCCTCCTGATCATTGTTTTCAGAGATAAATATCCTGTGACCAGAGATAGATATTTCGTGACTCGGAAAATGCTTACTGAATGCAACAGCCGCGCCCTGCTCGTCAGTCATAACTTCAAGCCTTTCAGTTTCCTCCGTGGCCTCTGTGTCCTCTGTGGTTAAACCCTTCACGCTGCCACCTCCATTTGTGCGGTCGCCTTGGAGATGAGCGCTTGCGGGCGGGATTTGATTTGTGCCAGCAACTTCGGCGAGGCATTGCGCCAGGTCTCGCCCTCTTGGATGGATCCGTTGCCGGTCAGGAAGGCATTCACCGCGTCCTCGTTGGCTTCCAACAACTCCATGGCCGCCATCGTCTCGGCACCGAGGATTTCGACAGGCGCCGAGGTTTTGGGTGCAGGTTTCCCGAACAAATGCGCGACCGATTCCCACTCCATCGGCAACTCCTCGGCGAGGCCCGAGCGGGTCTTGGCGTCGTAGGCTGCCGAGTGGGTGGTCAGGATGATGCGTTCCTTGCCCCCGATGCCCTTAGCTTTGCCGTTCTCCTGCGAGACGGCCTTGGTCTTGAACCGGAAAAACCAGAGCTCATCCGCCCACTCTTTGACCAGCGGCGAGGACTGCTTCGACAACTTGAGTTCGTAGCGGTCGTAAGCGGCGAGGATGTCCGGCGGCTCCGTGCGCTGCACCTTGGAGTGCGCCAGGACAACCACATGCTTGCCGGCATCGATCAACGAATCCAGCGCGGTAAGTAATATGGAAACTTTTTCCGCTGCCATGACCCACCCCTTGCCGAAGCCGAAATCCTCGACGCTCTGTTTCTTGTATGTGGCGAGAAGGTCTTGAATTGCGAGCCGCTCCGCCCAATCTACAGAATCAACTACAACCGTCTCGTAGTCCGTAGACTTAGCCTCTTTGATACGATCACCGAGTTCCTTCCAAGTGGAACAATTTTCTGCACGATCCACATCGAGATGGGCACTTCCACCCTCAATGTCGAGGAACAAGGGAGAAGGGAACTTGCTGGCAAAGGTCGTCTTGCCGACGCTCTCCACCCCGTAAATGACCACCCGCTGAGGCCGTTGTTGTTTGCCTTTAATTATTTTCATCACTCTTTTGTTTGTTTGTTGTTGGTCAGCGTTTTTTGGGATGCGCTGCCCCCCTTGGCCCCTGCGTCCCCCTTGGGGACTAGCGAGGCAAAATCATTCTCGTGACGGGCTCACGGCGGCCGCTTGCCAAAGCAGTTCGAGGGTTGCCCATTCGCAGTGCGTGAAGCATTCGGAGCACACCGGCCCGAGGTCGTTATCCACCTGCTCGGCTTCGTGTTGGCAGACGGCGCACCTATTCATCGAAGTCCTCAAGGTTCTCGGTGTCCCACTCGCGCCAGCGATCTTTCCGCTCCCGTTCG